TCAGCTATTGCATTGCTTAATGGTTTTGCTTTAGGACTTGTTGGGTCTATTTTTACACCATCTAAATTCGCATAAGTTCTACGTAACCATTTATGTTCACATCTTGCTCCACCTTTATATAACCAAATAGAATATGTATCAGCACCTTTAACTCCAAATCCAGCATTAACAACTTGACCACCCATAGAAATAATATCTTCTTTTCTATAAACTTTATCAGCATTTACCATTTTATTGCAAAATTCTCTTTGCCCTGATAAATTTCCACTATATACGTATCTTGTAATGAAGTTTACACCATTAACTACTTTATCTTGTTCTGATTTATTTGTTGGTCTTGCAACTCCTGTTGTTACAAAATTCCACATTTTAGATAATGTACTTTCTTTTTTAGAATTTATGTTTTGTATTTCTAAATCTAATTCATCTTCAGTATCATAATCAACTTCTGTTTCGTCAATTATTAACCATTCTTCACCTAATGTTTCTCCTTTTTCAATTAATAAATCAGCAATAGAATCATTTGATAAATTATGTGAACACATTTTAACACCTGTTTCTTCTTCCATTGTTTCAGCATCCATTCCAGATACATCAATAAATTCTAAAGGTTGTATTGTTTTGAAATATAACTTTAATGATATATTGTTAATGGCTAAAATAACGTCCAAGGCTTCAATTATTTCTAATTGGTATGGTTTTATTACTATATTGTCAAATAATAGCGTAGCAGTCTTTATTTCGTCTGCATTGTTGCCTAATCCACCATCACCTGTTCTAATTCCTAATAACATTGGACTTGTAACTCTATGTCCTACTATTAGCTTTTCAAAACATTCTTTGCTTAAATATTCGTAATGTGCAGGAGCATCATTTAAAGGTAAATCTTCAACAGTTGTTTTTGATTCAGCATTTTGATTAAAAGCTACAATTACTTTTTCTCCTCTTGCACCGGTTAGTTTTCCAAGTACTTCACGTTTCAATTTATCCCTCATTTCTTCTGTAGGAATACCATTATTGAAATTGATTACTTTAGTTCCACTAAAACCGTTTTGACAATCATTAATTTGATAATCTGCTATGGATTCCTCGAGCAATGCGTATGGTAAAGCACCAGAATAGTCAATAGGACTATAATAATCAAATCCACTTACGTAAGGTTTAATAACATATATTTCAACTTCGTTACCATTACCAAATCCAAATGCAGGTATTTTTCTAATTTGTTCAGTTGGTTTTTTATTTTTCCAATCGTTGTGATAATACCAAGCTTCAATTTGTCCTTTATCATTACATTTTTCTGCTCTTAATGTTTGCATTGGAAAATGTAAAACTTGTTTTACTTGTTTCTTTTCCATTACAACTTGCATTGCAGCCATACCTAAAAGTTTTCTTTCTAAAGCTATTTTCTTTAAATCAGCATCTTTTATAATAGACTTCATTTGAGCATATTCATTATGTTTTTTATTAGAATCTAAAGCATCTAATCCTTTGCCATAAATCATATTAGCAACACCTGTTATAATAGCACCATTTGTAGCACTATAAAGATACCTATCTATTAAATATTGAAAGTAATTATTATCACTTCCATACTCAATAAAATCATTCTTTTTATTTTCTTGTATTACAGGACTTGTATAAGCACTTAAATTTACTATTGATATATTACTCATATATTTTAAATTCTTTATTTATTTTATTTTTCATACTAAACGTCTTTTATTAGTCTTACTGAAAAACCATTAATTTTAGAAGTATTAGCTCTAACAGCATCATCATTATCGTGATTTATATATCTATACCATAATCTAGTTAAATCTGTTTCTAATTCTGACGAACTCCAAAAATACCCTCTAATTGATTGGTTGTTAAATGCACCATTAAATCCTTGAAGAAAACCCGCAGGAAGCCCTGTAAAACCTGATTCATTGGTAGCACCTGTATTAGGGAATTGCCAAAGCGATGTTCCTGTTGATTTCATCTTTCCACCTGCAACGTCTTCTCCGCCTAAATAGTTGATTAGAGTAGTCCATTCGCTATCTGTTGGAATATGATATCCTTCTGGAGCTAATCCTCTAGGGTCATTTATTATAGTACCACTATATAGTTTGCCGAAAATCTCTCCATTCGCTGGATTTTCTTCATAATTAACCCAGCCTACTATTGGTGTTCCATCTCTGTAAGTAGTTACGTTGAGGTTTTTTGTAGTCCATATTTGAGTTCCGATTGTTACTGTATCGTTCATATCTGGAGTTATGTAATCGTCATTATCTTCTGTAGGTGTAGCGTATTGATTTTCATTAACTGTATATGTAGATGTTTGTTGATTTGTGCAAAAAACTTTATCTTGGTAAACTATCTCATTATTATTCTTAATTGAAAGATTATAAAATGTATTTTCTTTTAAATTAAAAACTGATGTTGTTGTTAAATAATAATCAGATAAGAAAAAATCAGCAGCTATATTTGTTTCACTTCCTGTTGTTTCGTTTCTTAAAACAATAGTAGTAGCTTTTAATTCACGTGGAATAAAACTAAATGTTTGTGCAGTATTTTGTTCTTTTAAAATTATCATAATCTATTTTATTTAATAATAAATTTAACCTATAATTGTTTTGTATTATAGAATTTTATATATTTGTAAAAAAACATTATGAAATATGCAATTGAAATATTAGAAAAAGAAAAACAATTACTTAAAGATTGTTTAAATGGATGGGAATGTAAAGAATATCCTGAAGCATTAAAAGATAGAAATAATAAAATTAAAGATATTGACAATGCAATACAAACTTTAATAACTAAAATAAATATTATAGATTTGTTTAATGAAAAAGGGTAACTAATTTGCTACCCTTTTTTTATTATAAAATATTTAATGCAGAATTTATATTTTTAAGTGATGATTCAGCACTTTTTATTTGATTCTTTATATTATTCATTTTATCTTGTATTTGTTTTTCAGATATATCAATACCTATTTCTTTAACTTTAATTAAAGTATTTTCAGCTAATTTTAAAGCTTCATTATATTTACTTATAGTTAAATTATATTCTGTTTTAGCATCAACTAACGGCTTTTTTGCATTAAATAAAAAGTCATTAGATTTTTAAAATATTTTAGAAGCATCTAATATAGAAGAATCAATATCTTGAATCAAACCAAGTTCAACTTTTTGTGAAGATAATTCTGTTTTGAATAATATTTCCATTACTCTTTTTAATTCACTCATTTTTTATATTTTTAAAAGTTATTGTTTAAAAAAAGGGATTTACTTTTATCATAAACCCCTTTTTAAAAAACAAACAAAACAAAATGTTATTCTACAACACCGTCAACAACAGAAGCAAGAACTGCACTAACTAATGTACCAGCAGTAGGCTTAATAAAATTAGCAGGTATTTTTTCCATACCTTGAAATTCCATTTTGTAAGATGAAGCGTCACCCATTGCTGCACCTGTAGATATAGTAGCAGTTACTAAATCCATTCCTTTAGTTAAACCTGCCATAAAGAAATTACCGTTGTTATCTTCAATTATAACTTGTGGACGTCCATAAGCCAATAATTTAAGTTGTTTATGGTCAGCAATAGTTAATTTTTTAATATCCAAAGATAATTTTTGGTCAACAAAAGTAGTTCCATTGTCTCTTGAACTTGTTAAAGTTTGCTCAAAAGTAGAAGTTCCTTTTAATTCATATTTGTAACCGATTGCTGCTCCTGCCATTGCAGTAATCACATCTTCTTGTCCAGCAGTTGCTGAATATGTTACATCTGTAGCATCACCCCAATTAATGAAGTAAACTGCTTTTAATCCTCCAAGACTGTCTTTACATTGTACAGCCCTTCCTAATGATATATCGCAAGGCATAGTTTTATATTTTAAAGTTAAAAAAAATGGGAAGGCATTTTACCTCCCCATTATTTATTATTATAATTCAGATTATGCAGTTGGTGTGTAAAGTACAATTTCAGCACCTACACCATATTGAACCGCAGCAGTAAATCTCATTACTACTCTTACATTTTGTGAACCATCGATGTCAGCTAAATCAATAACTTGAACTTCGTTTTGGTCAGACAATAAACCTGTTCCAAAGTATAAGTTAGATTTTTGAGCAGCAATAGCATAATCATTTGTCATTCCGTTACAAACAAAGATTTTAACACCATCAAAAGAAAGTGAACCATTGTTATACCATTGTGTTCCTTGTGCGTTTGTACCATTCGCTCCTAATCCCGATGCTCCAAAACCGCCTAAACTGCGGATATAATCACGAGCAATTGATTGAGAAACGTATAAATACAAATCTTCTTTTCCGTAAAGTGCAGCAGGAATAGCATCAACAATTTTTCCAAGTTCAGCAACTACATTAGTAGCAGTTACACCACCAGAAGCACCAGCTACGTCAATAACAGTAGCATCAGCAGCAGTAAGAGTTAAGAATCCGTCAAATTCTCCAGCGTTAGCAGTAACACCTTTCCAAATGTTTTGTTCTGTTTTTTCAGCAACTTTAGCTACAACGTGAGACAATA